ATGCAGACATAAGTAGGTTAGGTGCTGGTAATTGTCTGTAATCCATATCTCGCATGTCTTTACCAAGTAATGCTTTTATACCATCTGCACCACCATTAAGTATTGCTCTGATGTTATGTTTATCTTGTGCAAGTTCAGAATTTAATTGTCTAAGTTCGTAAACTCTGCTGTAAAGCTCATCTGCTGTTTTTACCATTATCTCCAACTATCCAAATCTATGCCTAGTCCTTCATAGTTACTAAAACTAGGTTGGTATTCCATACCCATTGTAGCAAGTCTTTCCTTTTGTAAACGCCTTATTGTTTTCATTGGAAACCAACTTGCCATAACAATGTCAGACTTAGTACCTACACTTCTACTCTTGTTTTGAGCAGAACTAAAATATACTAACTGACTTCTGTATAAGTTTACCTTCTCTTGTGCTTCAAAGCTACGATAAGGTAAATTTATTAGTTTATTAGCAAACAATGGTCTCATAGCTGTAACACCATAGATAGGGTCATGCTTGTTACCATAAGTTTGTGTACCTTCTAAAAATATACCATGCTTTGCTGCAAAGTCTCTAATTGATTTATCTTGTCGTATTGCTCGTTGAAAACCATTTTCTTCTATTACCCAGTGTGCAAGATTATATTTAGTAAACCATTTTTGTATAATCTCTAATGCTTTAGGAATACCACCACCTAATGAGTTTTCCATATCTATCATGTACAAAGTATCTTGTTCTTGGTTATAACCCCATAAGAACGCAGCTTGATACCCTGTTGATGATGGGTCAAGTCCTGCAATTAATCTTACATTGTGTGGTATGTGTCCTATATCTCTTGCTTGGTCTCTGCATTGTTCTATCTCTTCTGCATCAAACAAACTCATACCATCTGGCATAGCTACATTAAGGTACACCATTTCGTATATAGCTCTACCACCTGTAGTTTCAGCAGCTTTCTTTCTATCCATTAGCCACTTGTATGTACGCTTACTAGCCCATAACATACAGTCTTGGTGTGCTTCGTTTTCCCAATCAGACTTAGTACAAGCTATATCGTGTGCTTGTTCTACTGTTGTACTCCAGCTTTCGTTATCTACTAAGTGCGAATACAAATCATCATAATGTTGCCTAGAACCAATAACTACCATAGCTGTATGTTCCTCTTTACGACTAGATAGTGTTGTAGTCCACCAGTTTCTTGTGTTCTCTCTTGATGCTGGTTGCATAGTAGAACTGTGGTCCTCAATGTCATCTGCAATAATTAAATCACAGTCTCTTGACAAAATCTTACCACCCCTACCAATACCAATCATTGTTGGAGATTTAATACCTGTAACTGTTCGTGTACCTACAGTAAAACCATTTTGAGACCAAGACTTAGATGATTTTGTTTTAGGTTTAAATTTTGCTCCTGGTCCACATATCTCTTCTATAAGTAACTCGTTATTTTCTAACTGGTCCATTACAGAAGATACAGAGTTCTTAGCAATATCTTCATTACCACCTACCCACATAATTCTTATGTTTGGGTTATTGCATATAAGCCATACTACAAAATGTATAAGTAGCTCTGTTTTACCATGTCTAGGTGGGCTAAGTATCATGTGCTGTCCACCATTATCAATAGCATCCATAATGCTTTCTATCCATTTAGTGTGAAACTCTGGTGTCTCAAATGCAACGCCTTGTTCTGTTCTAAAGTATCGTTGTCTGAACTCATTAAAATCTTTTAGTGTTTCTTCTGCTACTTGTGGTAATGACCAATCTTCTTGTTCTTGTTCTGATTTTATATCTTCTAAGTATGCCTGGTACGCCATAGATACAGCAGCAGTTGTAGTGCCTAGTATCTTAGCTACTTCTGTTAATGTTATTGATTTTTCGTATATCTCTTGTGCAAGTCCAGATTGTTTAATATCTTCATAAACTTGTCCTCTTCTGGATGCTACATTAGGTTTTTGTGATGGTATGTCTAAAACATCATCTTCTTGGGTCCACTCTTTACCAGCTTTCCTAGCTCGTTTCTTTTGCTGGTTTATTCTTTCGTAACAACGCTTACTACAAAACTTTTTTTTCTTAGGTGGTAATGGTCTATGACAACCTGCTGCATAACAAAGTTTATTTGCCACGCTTATCACATTTCTTATTGTTACATTTCATTTTATTCCTAGGTTCTAACTCTACACCACATACTGGACATGGTACTTTCAAAATTATTTATTGCGTTTAGCTTTATTTTTTTTACTATTAGGAAATCCTTTTTGCATCTCCCTATAGTTCTTAGCACTAATAGTAGAGTTTTTTTAGGACCTGCTAGTACCAGCTTTTTTTCTTTTGTTCATGTTATAGTACAAACCTTTTTTAGCTGCCATGTTGCTCCTTACCACATTTTACAAGACCAGTACCTAGGTGTAGTCTTGTCTTTTGCTGTATCGCATTTGTGTCTTGCACGAAACGATTTTCTTGCTTCTGGATTATCTTTGCGTATCTCCATGTTAGGGTCGCCAAACATAACCTTCTTTACTTTGTCTCCATCTTTAACAAAGACTTTAAATTTTTTACGCCCATATCCAGGTTCGCCTTTACTAATCCTAGAAGGACTATTTAATTTAACTGACTTACCTTGATACTCTGGCATTACTTCTTATTTTTTTTCTTAGAAGATTTTTTCTTCTTCATACCCTTTGGGTAACCTATACCTTTTGGCATATTAACTCCTAACTATATTTACCTATAGTAACACAAAACTGCACCGAAGTGCAGTCTTGTCGTACAGTGTGTCCAATACTGTTATGAAAGAAAATGAATTAACTTAAATCAACACACAAATTGTCTTATGATTTTCAGCTTTTTCTTTTTCTAATTTCGTATGTAGATATTTATTTTACATACTGGTTATATCCCCATACAACCAACCTAGGACTTTCCTAGGTGTGTATAGTGTAGTGTTGCTCTCGCACTAAGGTGTAAAAAATTTTTTTTTATTCTTCCTGGCATCTTTCGCATATACCATCAGTAAGCTCATTTTCCCAAAAAGGATGTAAACACTCATCACAATCTACTACGAATATATCCATTAGTTGAGATTATAGCAAACCCTCCATTGCTGGAGGGTCGTACTATACAAACAAAGAAAGGAAATGTTATATGAATAAAAAATCCTTACGATAAGTTAATAATACACTATACCAGATATATGCAAAGTATTTTATAAGAAAACTGGGGGTCGCAGACAGGGCGTAGGCGAAAGGAGGAAACTCCTACAAAACGCAACCCCCATTAAATACTACCACTAAATTTAAAAGTATGATATAGTTGAAACACAAACAGTTTGAGCTTCCTGCTCTAGGACAAGTTCTTACGATAATTCTTTAAACATAAGTGGACTAGCAGGACCATGGTAACTGGGGTAAAAGCCCATTATTCCACATTGTTAAAATGCTACTTAATTTAGTCATTTCTGGTTTTTGGGAGGGAGTGGCACAGGGTTAGCTGTACTCTTATTGTTATGTTTCTTTATTGAACACACTTCAATAAAGAAGGTACACAGTCTAGTAAGGTACCACAACATCTTGTACCACTAGATATAGTGTGTCAAACTTAACAGATATTCTTTGGAGGGTACACACAACACAACACAGGACCCCACATTAAACCCCCCTATATATTGTGTATTACTAGATATATACCATATCTTGTGTTGCATTATTCTATGTACAATATGTAGTGTAACTAAGACATATACTAGATATTGTGTAACCCTCTGTACCTTGTTTAAACATTTATGAGAAGAAGAGGGGGTGTTAATTAATATCGTAGTTTCCACACAGAAAAAAAATATAAAAAACCTGTAACCTTTTTGTAACCAATGCAGTCAAAGTAATGTAAGCAAAGAGAGGATATTATGACTAACTTACTAACAAGCAAAGACTTTAATGATTTCAATAATCATGAGTTGAAGGTTGCACAAGCAGCAGTTAAAGCTCAAATAGAATTGAGAGACAAAGCATTTATGTCTCAATTCAATAAAGGAATTAATGTTGCTATCAAATGGGATAATGGAAACAATTACCCAGCAATCATTACAAAGGTCAATAAAAAATCTATTGATATTCTTTATATACACGCTGCTATTAAAGATGAGAAAAACATTTTAGGCAGACCAGTACAAACAATGAGCAGATTAGATATAAAGCAATTAAAAAGATTTGTTAGAGTGGGCAGAATTTTTAAAGTAACACATGGTAAAAATTACCAGTACAAAGAATACCCATTAAAGAAAGATAGTATTTTGTTACCAAAAGAGTGGCTCTAAAAAAAACAAATTACCCTGTAACCTTTTGCGAGGTTGCAGGGTCTAAACAATACAAACATAAGAAAGGATATTATGAAACAATTAGAAGCAAAGGTAGAGTTTAAACAAGCTCAATTTCCTAAGAAAGATATTAAACCAGAACAATGGCTTAGTCTCTTAGTAGATGAGTGTTTAAACATACTGCAAAGCAAAGGTATCAATACAACCAACAATGTAGGTACAGGTATTGAAATACACATTAGTGATACCAGAGGAAGAAAGCGTGTAACCAACAGAAATGGTGGGTCTCATGCAGTAGGTCTTTGTTATGGTATTAGCAGCAGTACAGGTAACAAAAGAGTTATAGAAGTAGATAGAGAAACAGATAATCTCTGGGATACTATAGACACAGTTGCTCATGAAGTAACACATGCAGTCT